GTTTTAGTTGTTCTTAATTTTTTAGGTTGATACAAATGTCTATTACATGCTATTATTGCTAAACCTGAACTTATAGACGCATCAAACTTTGTTCTATTATTTATGTTAAATTTAGACCAATCATTTAATGTGGTGTTAAAGTATATATTACCATAATCACCGTTTTCTTGTAATCCTACATATTTATCTATATAAGATTCTATTGCTGCAGCATGTACTTGTTTAATATCTTCTGATGAGTTAGGCATTCCACCTATTTCTCTTTCTGCTACAGATAATTTGTTTGCTGGCTTATCTGGCCTATTCATTGAATAACCCCTATATCCTCTTCTTTTTAAATAATATAATAATCTTGGTTTATTATTTTCTGCAAGAAGCGGCATGCCATAAAATACTAATGCCATTAATACATCTTCAAAAAATATTTCAGCTGTTTGTGGTCTAGCTACATATTCTAAAAAAAATGTATTTGATGGGGCATCATCCATACTAAACTTTGTTAAACCATGCAAAGAACCTTTTGAACCGCTGCCATCAGTTGTACCTGATATATCATACGAGTCACATCCAAATGCTCCTATATGTTCGTTTGCAGGCTGTTTTATTCCTCTGTTCATTTGTATTTTATTTTGCATATGAACCGGAGGAACCCATGAAATATTAAATCTACCTTTTGTATCTGGCATAAAAATTACTTTTGAATCTTTAACACCATTTTCCCACTGAAAATTACCTTTTGATATTAATCCAGTAGATTTAGCATTTTCATTATAATCTATTTGTTCGTATATTTTTTGTAAATTAAATATACTATTTTTTGTTTCATCTCGGAACGCATGTTCTTCTGTTCTTGGAAACTGCCTATAAAATTCATTTAAACCATCTTGGTCATTCTTTAAACCATCTGCTTCGTTTTCCCAATGCTCTATTATACCAATGTCGATTTTATCACCATAGGGTCCTTCAATTGCAGTTTCGGGTGTGTCGAATACAGGTAATCCATAAGAATCAATGAATCCTTCGTAGTTCCATTCCATAGGTATGAACAAACTATATAGTCCCGAGCTAGTCTGTCCATTGCGGTTTCTTTTTGTAACGTCTGAGTCATAGTATAATTTTTTAAAGTTATCTCCACCTTTATCTAAGGCATTTGAAGTAGATCCCATCATACATTTACCTATAATCCTACTTCCAAGTCTCAACGTTGTTTTTGTAACACGCCAGTTATTTAATATATTATCTGGTCTTTCCCATTTACCAGATTCATCGTGAACAAGTAATTTTAACTTTTCACCATCATAAGAGTTATCTCCTGTGTTTTTCCAATCTATTGTTGTATCGAGCCCTTCGATCTCGTTGGCGGTGCTGGTGTTTGGGGTGGTGATGGATTTGCGGGTAAGCTTGGACGCTGGTACCCTGAAGGCAAGCTCAGTTTTTGGTCTGTCCATTCCGTCCTGTATGGGTTTGAAAAAGAACGGGTAGTGTGTTGATATGGGTACCACCTTATCGGTAAACATTTTCTTTGCATCTCCACCAGTCTTAGATAAGATCCCGAATCTAGAATCTGACGATATTGTGGCTTGGTTAACTGTTTCAGCACTCGACATGAATGAAAATCCAGAACGCCTGTTCTTAAGGTAGCAAATTCCATAGCATCTATCGTCTGCCTTGCAAGCTTCCCAGAATATGAAGAATAATCTGTTTGCTTCTCGAAAGTCTGGGTTCCCAACATCAATCTTGGACCACTGCAGGTAATTGTAATGAGAGCCAGTAATATAAGTACTTTTGTTTTTATTAGTAAACCAAAAGCCTTCTTCACGTCTTGTAAACTCTTTATCAATATATTCATACCATTTATTTTTAAACTCTACAGGATATGTTTCCCAGTTGAATATTGTTTTAATATTCTTTAGTTCTTTTGGATATTCGAATCTAGTCCACTTATTTATTTTGCTATACACGTTTTCTTCTTTCGGTAAAGCTATCTTTAAATTTTGTATTTCGTAAACTTCTCCTATCTTACCTGTTTTACTTATAACAATAACATCATGCTCTTTGTTATAACCATACTCCCAAGCTTTCTTTTTATTTAATCTATGTATTGTGTTCTGCTTTATAGGTGTTATAACTTGATATAAAGTTTGTTTATAACTCATTACTTAGATCTTTTTTCTGCAAAACCACTAAAAGCTTTTTCTTTATTTTGTAATGGTTTGTTTTCTAATAAAGCTTCTTCTGCTTGTATTCTATTAAGTATTTCAAATGCATCGAATATAGCTAGCTTTTTAGTTGCTGCTGCATTTTTTAATCTATCTGCTGAAACATCATCTTCAGTTTCAACTATAGCTTCTTTAGCAACTTTTACAAGTTCATCAACAGCTCTATACCCAGCTCGGATTATATTCTTTTTCTTTTCCTTTATATTCATATTTAATTGAAATTTCTTTTGTCATTACCCTATATAACTTTTCACCATTTATTATAAATTCATATTCACTCCAGGGTGTAAAACCAACTTTATCGCCTATTTGTAATAAATTTGAATTATCAGTATACTTTACAATACCTGTTAAAGACTGTTCCTTCTCAATTGAAAAATCGTCTTCGTTTGCCAAGGGTGCGACGAAACAATAACCTTCATTCGCTTTCCAATCTTTATTATCTTTATAAAGAAATATTTGATCAAATTCACAGAAGTATAAATTATCTTTGAAATAACTTTTGCTATTTCTTTCAATACCTCTAACGTCATACCAACGACGAAATATATTATGATGCACATAAAGCTCAGTGCCTCTAGTAAGATTGCTGCCATTTGTTATTGGGGTTTCATGTATTATAGCTTGCCTACTTATGAACTTATGATCCGAAATATCTGTATTTAAAATTAATTCTGTATCATTAATTTTTTTAGTATTGTCGTATCTTTTATTTTTTGGTTTTATTAAAAAATTATATATAGGTTTCATTAATATTCAAGATTAAACTCTACTGATATTGCCATGTTTTTATTAAAATCTTTCCAAGGTAATACATCATTACCTTTTCTGATATATATAGAATACTTATCATCTTCTTCTATTATATCGCATATTTTATGTCCACCGTAAACTTCTTGACCTACAGCGTAATGCATAGCGTTATCTTTATAGTCTTTTCCTATACTAATTTTTCTTATTAGCTTGCTCATTATCTTGTTGCTTTTCTATCTCTCCAGTTTTAACGTCAACTGTTATATTGCCATATTTTTCCTGAAGTTCTTTTTTTAACTCATTTAATTTTATTTCTTGTTGCGAATAAGCATGAGCTAACTTATGATTATTAATTGTATTTTTTGCTATTTCTGTTTGAAGATCAGTAATAAAACTACTAATCTTTTGCAATTCTTCTAATTGTTTTTTATTTATTTTTTTCATATTTATTTAATTTAATTTAACTTAATTTTTAATTATTCTTTAAATGCCATATATATATAGGTATCTCCATTATCGTTTACTCCTTGCTGACTTCCCATTGTCCAACCGTCACTATCAAAACTTGATACTGTATTAGATTCGTTATCTTCTTGTGAATCTAAACTAGCAAATAATGTTTGAGGATTACCTAAACCTCTTGCACTATCAAATATTCTCCAATGGTTGGCTGCATTGGTTTGTTTAATCATTAACCAGTCTGGCTGAAAGCCAACGCCAGTAATAGATCGTGTTGATGAATTTCCAGTATATGTACCAATCTTACTATATCCACTTACTGAATGCCAACAATAAGCTATAAAATCTTCTCCGTCTACATTTACATCATTGTCAGTTCCTATACTAAATACTGATGTAGTTGGTGCAGTATCATTCCAAAAAGCACTTGATGTTCCTTCTGCATTATTTCTATTTAAATAAATAACTTTTGTTGCACCTACAGTTGTATTATAAACTGCCCAATGAGCATTTCCACTATGCGAATTAGAAAGGTTTTTTACTATAATCATTTCAGGAGCCGAGCTTAACCCATGCCCAACGGTAGTTGCACTCCCAGTACCAACATATTTTACAATACTAAATCCATTACCTGTATTTGCATTAATCGTACTATTTATTGAACCATTTGTGTTTAGTTGCCATTGGTTTCCTGCTTTCCAAGTCCAAGCAACATAATTTTCACTACTCGCATTATAATTTGTATTACCGTCAGCAAAACTAAAACCGTCTGAATCAAATGATCCTACACCTCTATCTGTTTCTTCAGCATCTGCGGTGTTAGGGCTTATTTCTCTACCTGCACCCCTTATACTATCTGACAAAATATGTTCTCT